AGAAGAACAACCCAAACCTGTTGAAGAAAAATCTTTATCAGAAGAAGACGCAAAAAAACTAGGTGCGTTCTCTGAACTTATCAGGTCTTTTGGTGTAGAAATCGAACCAGAGATTATAGAAGAGGATTTACAATTACAAGCTGAAGATATCAAACCTGTTGTCGATTCACAAACACCAGTAGAGACTCCTACTAGGGTCATCGACAAACATGTATGGGAACCAGTAGATATAACAGAGGCAATAAAACTTGTCAAGGATTTACCTACGGATAAACAATCAATTAAGGAAACACAGAAACTGATTGCAGATGTTGTGAATAACCTTGATGATATGAAAGATAGGACAGAAATTAAAGAACAGGTAGATGAGATAGATGCATTAAGAGGAGAGTTTAACACACTACAAAAACAAGTAAGACAATCACAAATTACAATTGGTGGATTATCTGGAAGTGGTGGTGGACTTGATCCAAATAAAATTGCACACAATTTGTTGCCAGCTGCTGATGATACTTTTGATTTAGGTTCTGCATCAAAGCAATGGAGAAATTTATATCTTGGTGGTAGTACATTAATTGTTGATGGTGCCTCTCTTGCTGCTGGTGAGTTAACTGTATTAGATGGTATAACTGCTGGTACGGTGGCTGCAAGTAAAGCAGTGATTGTAGACAGTAACAAAGATATCTCTGGTTTTAGAAATGTAACGATTACTGGTAACATTGTTATTCCTAATGCTGGTAATATTGGTTCTGCCTCTGATACCGATGCTATTGCAATAGCATCAGATGGTGTTGTTACCATGAATCAAATTCCTGTCTTCAGTGCTGGTATCAATGTTTCTGGTGGTACTATTGTTGGTACACTCGCAAATACTTCTGTTACAAATGCGATGTTAGCAGGTTCTATTGCTAATGCTAAACTTTCAAATAGTTCAATCACAGTTGCAGATGGTTCAAGCACAACTGCTATTTCTTTGGGTGGAACAATTACATTTTCTGGCACATCAAACGAAGTTACAGTTGGAGAAAGCTCTGGAACAATAACTGTTGGTTTACCAGATGATGTTACCATTGCTGGTGACTTGACTGTTAATGGTGACACAACAACGGTAAATACAGCAACTCTTTCAGTAGAAGACCCACTTATTAAACTTGCAAATGGTAACAATTCATCAGATTCACTTGATGTAGGATTTTATGGCCTTTATGATACCTCTGGTTCTCAAGACTTATTTGCTGGTTTGTTTAGAGATGCAAATGATAGTGGCAAGTTTAAATTGTTCAAAGACCTTCAAGCAGAACCAACCACAACTGTTAACACAAGTGGAACAGGATATGCAGTTGCAACTTTAGTTGCAGACATTGAAGGTAACGTAACTGGTAATACGAGTGGTACAGCCGCCACAGTAACTGGTGCGGCACAAACAAATATTACTTCACTTGGCACATTAACCACACTTACTGTAGATAGCATTATTATAAATGGCACAAATATTGGTCATACAAGCGACACAGATGCTATCGCAATTGCTTCTGATGGTGTGGTTACATTTAGTCAAGTTCCAGTGCTTCCTGCTGATACGATTGAGACAGCTGATATCCAAGACAATGCTGTAACTCCTGCTAAGATAGCTGGTGCAGTAAATGCTCAAACGGGAACATCTTACACATCTGTAATTGGTGACGCATTTAAGACAGTTACGATGAGTAATGGGTCTGCTAACAAACTTACAATTCCCCCTAACAGTAGCGTTGCATATGCCATTGGAGATCGTATCGATGTTGTAATGCTGGGCAGCGGCACAACTTCTATTCAAGGCGGCACCGGCGTTACGCTTAATGCAGTATCAACTGGCACTGTAGCTATAGCTGCACAATTTGCTGCGGTATCTTGTCTTAAAATAGCAACTGATACTTGGGTGGCAATGGGTAATCACGGTGGGGTGAGTTAAGATGCTTCATAGTGTTCCAGCGGGAGTTGTTTCTGCTGCATATTCTTCTTCGCCTACTATCGAAACGATACGTGCATCCACAGTGTATACATGGAATTCTACTATTTCAACTACATCTCAAACAATTGCTAACCAAGAATCATCACCAGCAGATGGTTCATCACAAACAGACTATGATATAATGAATGGTTCCTCAACAGGTTCAGATGCTCGTGATGTTACCTATGTTAGTTCAAGTGGGGGGGAATATTACAAGCCTGCTAGTAACACAGCCCTCGACTTCTTAACTATGCATACATTTAAAAGCTTAACGGCTTTTACTAATTCACTGCATAAGGAAGATGCAGCATTCACTATTGAAATGGGATTTGGAGCGCCAAACCCGCCGCCGACATCGAATATTGGTTACTTCGCATCCACTGCCGAAGATACGGGTGATGTTGGTATAGCTGTAAAGTATGATAATAATAATAAAATAGTGTTTGCTGTTTCTAATGGTAGTGGGTCAAGTTTGGCGCTCTCTCAAACAAGCACAGATGCTGCCGCTAGTGGATTTAATCATGTGGTAATATCAATTGATGAGGGTGTAACGAATGGTAGTATCATTTATTTGAATGATTCTACCAGTGACACTTTTAGTGCTAATTACAGTTCTCCATCAACTTCAGCAGCAACTTATAATTGGCATTTCTTAACCTCTTTACAAGCACCGCCCGGTGATTTGAGTACACCTCGATTTGCAGTAGGCACGAATTCTGGTATAGGTTACTTTGCAGTATATAATAAAGCAGTCAGCGCAGAAGAGGCAGGCATACTTTATGATAACGCACCATCTAGATTTAAGGTATGATAGCTTGCAAGGTTACTAATAATAAGAGAGGTGATTTTACCTCCCTTTTTTTTTAATTATAAATAGATGTATCATGTCAGAAGGACCCCGCTGAAGACAACCATATACGTTGGATTATTTAAGTCCGACACAATTTCGTTTTGGTATTCACCAATTACCGAAAGTGCAATTCTTTACGACTGCTGCAAATATTCCTGGCATCAATATGGGAGAAGCTATTTTTCCTACCCCATTCAAAGACATTCCAATTATGGGTGATAAAATAACTTATGAAAACTTAGAGATAAGTTTTATAGTTGATGAATTTTTGGAAAACTATCAATCTTTACATGAATGGTTAACTGCAATTGGTTTCCCAAGTAATAGACAACAATTTAGTGATTTTAGATCAAATAAATCTAATACACCTGGCAATGCAGTAAACCCCTCAGCTGATAGAGTTGGTACTCCATCAGCTGCTAATGCACTGTTTTCTGATGCTTATCTTATGGTTTTGTCGAATAAAAATAATCCTATATTGCAGATTGATTTTCGTGATTTATATCCTGTGGCATTAAGTGCAATAAGTTTTACTAATGATGCCACGGATGTTGATAATATAATTGCAACTGCTACATTCACATATCAGATATATGAATTTACTACAATATCTAGTACTGCATCATAATGGAGAATAAATGGATAAGTTAAGTGAGTTACAGGCGGAAGCCAAAGAAGACCTTATTATAATAGATGATGAAGACCTACACCAACAATCCTATAAAAATCAAATTATTAAACCAAAATGGTTAGACTATAAGTCCAAATATAAACTTATGATGTTTCAGTGTAAATCTGAACACAAAAGATTATATCGGGAGAAATGGGAGTATTATGGCGGCAAGTCAGATGCAAAAGTTTATGCTGCAAAACCTTTTGACCTCAAGGTTTTGAAGACTGACCTTGGCGTTTATATAAATTCTGATGAAGAGATTATGGAAATTGAGAAGAAAATTGTATACTATGAAACAGTAATAGAGTTTATAGATGGTGTGATAAAGTCTATAGATAGTAGAGGGTGGGACATTCGTAATGCTCAAGATTGGAAGAAGTTTATTGCCGGAGGTTTTTGATGAGAGAGTGGATTGGTTATTATGAAAATGTTATTTCTGGTGAAGCTATAAAGGAGATTTTTGATTATCCTTGGCACTGGAGTCCATCAATATATACGAGTCATAAAGGTCCAAGTCATAATAGCAATGAACGAGTTAAAATGGATGAGGTTTGGGTAAGAGAAGAAAATAGACCATATCCAAATTTAAGAGAAACTGTCTTGAAATCTATGAGATTTTATGGAGAGGATCATAAAAACTTTTCTTGCATTCACCACACTGACTTTCGTATTAACAGGTATGGCATCGATGGTTTTATGTCCTCACATATTGACAACATACACCATTCTCATGGTCAACAGTATGGATATCCCCAAGTCTCGGTTCTCTTGTTTTTAAATGATGATTATGAAGGAGGAGAGATTATTGTTGCCGACAATGAATACAACCCTACAGCTGGTTCATCATTGATTTTCCCTTCAAACTTCATGTTTCCTCATGAGGTTAAATCAGTAACAAAGGGTGAAAGATGGAGTGTAATATCATGGTTAATGTAAACAAACATGAAATATTTCCAACGATGGTATATCAATTCAATTGTGATTTTGATGATCTCAAATCAGTTGATATAACACAAATGAATACCTATATTTTGGCAAATGAAAGGGAGGATATTGTAAATCAATCTAAGGATGGTTTGCAAAATTTGTCTACATTTAGAAATTTGACAGATATTGTATACGAGCAAAGTAAAAAATATCTTATTGACTTAGAATACGAGTTTGATAAGATAGAGATTACAAGCATGTGGTCTAATCATCTAAAGCCCGGTCAATCACATCCACCACATACACATTCTAATAATTTTTTATCTGGCGTATTCTATCTTAACTCTCAATTTCCTGCAACACCAATTCAATTCTTTGACCCTAGACCTCAAGCAAATGTTCTGTCTCCAAGAAATGAACCAAACAAATACAATGCAAGTATGATGCAATTTAATTGTTTGCCATACACAGGATATATTTTTCCATCATGGTTGCAACACTGGGTTCCTCCCACTCCTGTTGACAGGGTAAGCATATCTTGGAATATTTTAGTTAGAGGTCAGTACGGGGAAACTGAAACTTTCCAAAATGCTAATATCTAAAAAGAACGAAGTCTATCTAAGATTAACTGATGTTGAACCATCCATAGCGGCTGAACTCAATGATTTCTTTACCTTTGAAGTTCCTGGCTTTAAATACATGCCTGCATATAGGAATAAAACTTGGGATGGAAAAATTAGATTGTACAATATTGTCACAGGTGAGATTTATGTGGGACTTCTCCCCTATATAGAAGAGTATCTTAATAATAATGGTGAAGGTTATGAATTCGCAGACGGGATCACAAGTAAAAGAGATGTTGCCAGAAGTGTGGTGCAAGGGTTTGTGCGAGGGCTTAGACCCACCCTTAATGGAAAAAGAATTGAAGTACGAGATTATCAACTTGATGCCATTGCCCACGCTATCGCCACAAATCGTTCTTTGCTTATTTCTCCTACTGCTTCCGGTAAGTCATTAATAATATATTGTCTTGTTCGTTACTACCAGATGATGGAACTAAAGACTTTGATCTTGGTTCCAACTACTTCGCTTGTCGAACAGATGTATAAAGACTTTGAGGATTATGGGTGGAGTTCTGGAACATATTGCCAGAAAATATATCAGGGTTATGACAAGAAGGTAACAAAGGATGTTGTAATATCTACTTGGCAATCTATTCACAGAATGCCTAGACAATACTTTAGACAGTTTGGTGCAGTGTTTGGTGATGAAGCACACTTGTTTAAAGCAAAGTCACTTACAGGTATTATGACAAAGCTTGACACTTGTAAGTATCGTTTTGGACTAACAGGCACACTAGATGGAACTCAAACACATAGATTGGTGTTGGAAGGATTATTTGGTAAGGCAAAATATGTTGTAACCACCAAAGAATTAATTGATGATAAAACATTAGCTAACCTAAAGATTGACTGTATAATTTTAAAATATCCTGATGAGGATAGGCAAATAGTAAAGGATTTTGAATATGCCGCAGAACTGGAATACATCGTCACTAAGGCTGAAAGGAATACTTTCGTATGCAATCTTGTGGGCCACCTCAGTGGCAATACTCTCGTTCTTTTCCAGTTCGTAGAAAAGCATGGCAAGATTCTGTATGATATGATACATGATGAATACAAAAACAGAAAAGTTTTCTTTGTATTCGGTGGTGTAGCTACAGATATCAGAGAAGAAATACGAGAGATTGTAGAGAAAGAAAAGGATGCCGTTATTGTTGCGAGTTACGGTACTTTCAGTACTGGTATTAATATTCGCAACATTAACAACATCGTGTTCTCAAGCCCTTCAAAAAGCAAAATAAGGGTGCTTCAGTCGCTTGGCCGTGGATTGCGACAACAAGGAGGGGATAAGACCTTACGACTTTATGATATATCTGATGATCTCTCCCTTGATTCTAAACTAAATTTCACTTTAAGACACTTCAAAGAACGCATAAATATATACGATGACCAGAAATTTGATTATGAAATTAGAAGGATAAACTTAAAATGAATCTAGAAAATTATAAGATTCTAAAACTCAGCAATAAAGAAATGATTGTTTGTGAGGTAAGTGGCGAAACCAAAGACAATTATGAAATTTCAAATCCGCTAAAGATGGATATAGTGCCCAAATTAAATTCAGTTGGTCAAATAAATGAAATTTTAAACCTTCGGCCTTGGTTGCAACATTTTTCTGAGCAAAGATATTTTGAAGTCCAAAAAAGTCAATGTATTTTAGTTGCTAATGCTTCAGTTGGGCTATCACAATACTATGAACATGTAATTAGAAAAATAGATGAAGATTGGAGTGATGAAGCTATTCTGTCTCCTGATGATTCAGACGATGAAGATGTTTATGATGAATTATTAATGGATGCTGAAACAGAATCTAAACTTATTCATTAACCCAGGCACATACTTAATGTACAGGTTTTTTGCCCACTTGTCAA